GTCTTTAGCTTTCAATATACTTTCCATAAATACCGTTTAAAGCACTAACAACAAAAATAAAAATAATCAAATTAATAAAGTTAAAAGAGTGGTAGTATTTGTAACAATAAAACAAAGCACCCCAAAAAGAAGCCATACAATTAATACATCCTATTAAAGGTTTATAAATGTAATAAGGTAGATTATCGTTTGCATATTTACCTAATGGCGCTCCAATAAGACCGTAAATCTTACCGTTGTAATATTCATACTTAGTTACTGACCATAAGCCCGCGCAAAATAGGCTACATATTATCGCTTGTGTAAGCATACATTTTAGGGTTTTTTAATAAATATCTATGAAACTGGTTACAATAATACCTAAATCCGTCTAAATTATCAACAAGCGTTCTATCATTTGACCTATCTTTTTTAATACGTTTGTTTTCGTCCATTTCGGTATACTTTAATTCGTATATTAAAGGCTGTGCTTTTTCTGCATCTATTTCTACTTTGTATCTTTCTAATAATAAATTAACTAATACTTGATTTTCTGCAATTGGAGGATTTACCGTAGGAAGTTTAATTTGATTAGAATTTATGTTTAATTCAGATTGTATTATTTTGTAATAGTTTAAATTGTCTTTTACTATTGCGTTTCTATTTTGTCCAGTTGCATCTCCTGTTACCAAATACATTCTATCAGTTCCATATTTAGATTTAATTACACCGCACAAATCATAAATGTTTGAATTAGAAAGTTTTATGCTTTCAATTACATAAATTGTGTCATTATAATATTGGATAACTTGACACGTTATAGGATTTACGTTAAAGTCAAAAGACAAGTAAATTAATTCTTCGGTATTATCTTTTAAATTTTTAACGTGTTTTTCCTCATTAAAAGAATAAGCAAATTTACCGCTCTTATCTTCTACTCCCCAATCACCTAAACAATAAATTTGATAGTAAAGAGGGTTTGTATCTTTTAAATCCTTAATCCTTTCTATATCTGTTGGACTTAAACTTTTGTTATCCTGGTACGTTGTTTTAACAATTTTGTACTTAGGATTTACCGGAATAATTTCTTCTACTATCTTTTTTTTAATCCAATGGTATTCGGATATAGGGTTAAATGTTCCTATAAACTGAACGTAGTTTTTATGCTCCCCTCTAACACGAAGCAATACTTGTGTATAGTCATCAAATTCAAATTCGGTTAATTCTTCATACCATACGCTAGTTATACCTGTAATTGATTTAATTTTTTCTGGTTCATCTAAACCCTTACAAAGTATTTGGTTTCCAGTTGGTTTATGTGTTATACTATAATCGGATTTATTAATTGTAAATTCATTAAATACACCATAATTATAAATAACTTCTTTTAACAGTGCAAAAACAGAGTCTTTTATTGTGCTTCCTACTTTTCTTAATACTAAAAATTTATGAGGTGTTTCGGTTAATAATCTTAAAATAACTTTTTGTGCTACAAAATAAGATTTACCTGAACCAGCACCACCATAAATAAATAAACATTCGGTTGTATCTGTAATTAATGGAATATAAGCCGGATTAATCTTTATTTCCATTTGTTTTAATAACAAATTGCCTTATAGTTTGTGTAGTTTCTTCTTGTATGTTTTGATTGGGTGTACCGTATAATCTATTCCATAATAATTCAACAAGTTCGATACTTCCCTTTTGAAAATCTTTTTGTGCTTTTTGGGCTAACATTGCAACCCAAAAAGGCAAAGCTTCGTCTTTAGCTAATATCTGTAATTCTTGTCGATTTTTACCTATTATAGCGTTTATTATTTGTTGTGTTTGGCTTTTAGATAATTTTAAATTATTATCGGAATAAAAATATTCTTTAAGTTTTGTTTGAAGAGAAACAGGTCTACCTTTAGGGTTTCCGCTTTCGCCTTTTTTCCATCTCGGTTCTATTTTTTTATACCCTCCCATAATTGTTAATATTTCGTTGTTTATAAATAAGCGTACTTGTGCAATACGCTCTTTGTAGTCTAACGTCTACGTGCTGCTGCTTGACGGCTTTCTCCTGATAATTGAACAAATGAACGTCCAGATTTAGTAGTGTGCCAAGTTGCTCCTGCTGCTGCCATTTTAAAATTAATTTAAAAGGTTTAATCAACGTAATGCCTCCATACATTAGCTGGGTAGCCGTGAAAATAGTAAATTATTGTACCGTCTTCTTTACAAAGATACTCAAAATCTTCATTATTTTCTTTATAAGATAATACCGAAAATAAAGCATTACCTAACAATGATTTACTTATATCTGAATTTTCCCAATATGCACGTAAAACGTCTTTTAATGTTTTAAATGGTGTGTTTGGTAGTCTTTTCCATACGTTTCTTGCTATTCTGTAAACGTAACCGTCAGCATCGCTAAAATTTTCTTCAAATAAATCATTTTTCATAAAGTTGTAATATTCATTCCATTTTATTTCTCCTCCGTTTGGATATTTTTCAAAACAATAATTTATGAAATCTTGATGTGTTTTAAATCCTTTATGATTTTTATGGTATTCATCGAAGTAATTTGTTTTATACGGTTGGTTCATAGAATAAACTTCAAATCCCTCATTTCTAAGTGTTTCGTGAATATATCTAAAATACGTATTTACTTTAGAGTTATTTCTTTTTTTACTGTTTTCTAATAAATCTTTACCGATAGCTTCTTTTTCTCTTTTGCTCATTTGTTTTATTTGATTACCGTTTAAGTGTAAACTTTCCATCCAAATATTAGAAACATTACTTTTTTTAAGTTGTTCAATAATTTTGTCAATATCTTGTTCTGGTAGCCATTCCTCAACAAGCGGATTAATACCTACTGAAACACTATGACCTCTTTCTTTTAATTTATCTATTAACTCAAATCTACTTTGTATTGACGGAGCGCCTGGTTCTATTACTTGTCTAATTAAATCGTCATACATTGCTATTGATATGTAAAAATTTGTTTTATAATCAATTAAGTCTAAAGCTTCATCAATACCTTGACCTCCTTTTGTTTGAAAAACAATTTTATTACCGTTATTGTGTAATAATTCAATAGCTTGTAAAGATTGCCTCCAGTTTGAGTGTGCAAAAGGGTCAACTCTATTACTTAATAAAATAGAATATCCGCCAGCTAATAATCTGCTTTTTAATGATTTATTCTTTTTACAGTTTTTAACGTCGTTTATAAATTTATTAGCATCGTATTTTCTATCGGGACTATTCAAATTTGCAAAACAATAAGCGCAAGCGTGTGAGCAATAATTTAAACTCATTTCTAAAGGGATTGGAGAAATTGTAAATTCTCCGCTATAAGATTGTATCATAGTTTTATTATATTATCTTGTTTTAATTTTATAAATGCTTCTGTATCGTTTCTAAATCCGTAAGATTTTTTAAAATTTTGCCAATCTCTATAATCTTTAGAAGTTAAAATTATAGATAATGGATATTTACCGTCATAATCGCTTCCCCTTTCTTCGTCTTCGTTGTCATCTCCTAATATTGTTGGTATATCTAAACCCCATTCTTCGGCTTCAGGAAATTCAATTTCTATTAAATCCCAATCCCAATCGCCGTAACCTACATTGTCTTTAATAATAAACTCTTTTTGCTGCTCAGGCGTTAAATCACTTGCTTTAATAACTGGTATTTTTTTTAAGCCTGCTTCCTTACAAGCTTTCAACCTCATATTACCGCCTAAAACAATCATATCGTCATTTACTATAATTGGGCGGAGTTCTAACATTTTCGGGAAATCATTAATAGACTTTACAAGTTTTTTAAATTTTTCGTCTTTAATGGTTCTGGGGTTGTTTGGGTTGGTTTTAACCTCATTAATGCTAATAAACTCAGTTTTTAAACTCATTTTTTTACTTTTTTAAAGGATTTTTCAAAAATAACACTAATTTTTTAAATATTATAATTATTTTAATTAATTGATTATGTAGCTTTTATATGTTTTTTAAATTATTTCTTTTAATTTTCAAATATATTTTTTATTTTTACCAATATTAATTAATTAAATATTATGAACTATAAAGATTTTTTAGAAAGTAAACGACACACGTTAGGAGAATTTGGTTTTGAGCCTAATTATTATCCTGACATTGCTTTTGATTTTCAAAAGTACATTATTGAAAAGGCTGTTAAAAAAGGTAGGATGGCTATTTTTGCAGATACTGGATTGGGTAAAACTTTAATTCAAATATCTATTGCTAACAACATTGTTAAGCAAACTAATCAAAAAGTATTAATCCTTACACCTTTAGCGGTTGCTTTTCAATTTATATTAGAAGCTGAAAAGTTAAGTATTGATGATATTGAGTACTCAAAAGACGGTAAGCATACTAAAAAAATTGTAATTTGTAATTATGAAAGGTTACATTATTTTGATAGTAAAGATTTTACTGGTGTTATTTTAGATGAAAGTAGTATCTTAAAAAACTTTGATGGTAAAATTAAAAGTCAGGTGACTGCATTTGTTAAAAAGATACCTTACCGTTATTTATCTACTGCAACACCAAGTCCTAATGATTTTATTGAATTAGGAACAAGTTCAGAAGCTTTAGGTTATATGGGGTATATGGATATGCTTACTAAATTCTTTAAAAATAACCAAAATAGTGTTGATAGTAATAATAGAAATACTGGTGAAAAGTTTTATTTAAAACCTCACGCTGAAAAAGATTTTTTTGCTTGGGTTAACCAATGGTCTATAATGGTTAAAATGCCTTCTGATTTAGGGTTTTCAAATAACAGATATAATTTACCCGAATTGATTGTTAATAAGCATATTGTTAAAAATGACAATGATATTATTATAAATAATCAAATGCAATTATTTAATATTGAAGCTAAAAGTTTTAATGAAGTTAGGCACGAACAAAAACAAACAGAACCAAAAAGATGCGAAAAAGCAGTTGAATTAGCTAAAAATAAAACTTCTGTTTATTGGTGCAATACAAATAATGAAAGTTCGATATTAAAATGTTTAGATAAAGAAGCTGTTGAAATTATAGGTAGTCAGTCAATTGAAAAAAAAGAAGAAATATTATACGCATTTGCCAATGGAGATATAAAACGTTTGATTACAAAAGCTAAGATGACTGGTATGGGTTTAAATTGGCAGCATTGTAATCATACTGTATTTTTTCCAACGTGGAGTTATGAGCAATATTACCAAGCTATTAGAAGATTTTGGAGGTTTGGTCAAAATAATGATGTTACTTGTGATATGGTAATATCTGATGGACAAACAAGAGTATTAGAAGCTTTACAGCAAAAAACTGATAAAGCTATACGGTTGTATGAAAATCTAACTAAAAATGTAAATCAATCATTTGAGAATAAAAAGAAAGAGTTTAACAAAGAAATAATAAAACCTAAATTTATAAAATAAACAACTATGGAAAACAAAGTAAAAGACCAAGTAATTACAGATAATTACGCAATATACAATAGTGATTGTATGTTAGTTATGCCTACATTGGATAACGAAAGTATTGATTTATCAATTTATAGCCCACCCTTTGCCGGGTTGTATAATTACAGTAGCTCTGAAAATGATTTTAGCAACTGCGAAAGTAAAGAACAATTTTTACAACAATATGAATTTTTAATTGCTGAAATTGCAAGGGTTACTAAACCTGGTAGAATATCTGCAGTTCATTGTACTGATGTATTTGATAATACTTGTAGATTGTGGGATTTCCCCAACGAAATTATAAGACTACACGACAAATATGGTTTTGAATACAGAAACCGTATAACAATCTGGAAAGAGCCTTTAAAAGTTCGTATGAGAACAATGGTTCAATCTTTAATGCATAAGTTTATAGTTGAAGATAGTACAAAATGTTTTACCGCTATGCCTGATTACGTTTTGATATTTACAAAAAAAGGTGAAAATCAAATACCGGTGACACACGAAAAAGGATTACTTAGATATTTTGGTGAAACTCCAATTTTACCAAACATATTACAAGCTTGGAATAATGCTAATAATTCAGATTTAAACTCATCACAATTATGGGAATATTTAAATACTAAATTTAAAGACCATAATGACCCTAAAAGTAATAAACTAAGTCATTACATTTGGCAAAGATACGCTTCTTCTGTTTGGGATGATGTTAGGATAGATAACGTTTTGCCTTTTAGAGATAGCAAAGAAGAAGATGACGAAAAGCACGTACACCCATTACAATTAGATGTAATTGATAGATTAGTAGAATTATACTCTAATCTGGGTGAAGTTGTTTTAACGCCTTTTATGGGTGTTGGTAGCGAAGTTTACAGCCCTGTATCATTAGGCAGAAAAGCTATCGGTATTGAGTTAAAAGATAGTTATTTTAAACAAGCTATACTTAACTTAAAAGAAGCCAAAGTAAGATTTAACGAAATAGAAAAACAAGCAACGTTATTTTAATAATCTATATTTTTAAATAATTTTTATTAAATTTGTAGTCCGTTCTTTTTTTATGAAGCACAACTTATGTTCTCACCATAAGTATAATATAAATTATTTAACACCCTTATCGGGTTGGTGCTATTACATTAGGCTAAACAGTTTGTTGAGTCTTTTCGGAATGTAATAGGTGAGACATCAACTCGGTAAGGGTATTTTTTTTATGAATACCGGACAAATAATTAAATCTAAATCAACTAAATCGCCTTATACTCAAATACATAATGAGTTAATTAGGAACAATGAATTAACGCTTGAAGAAAAGGGGTTAATGGCTTATATTTTATCTCTTCCTGATGATTGGGTATTGTATAGGAAAAATTTATACAACGTACTTCCTGATAATAAAGGAACTATTGACCGGTTGTTTAGGTCTTTACAAAAAAAAGGATTTATTGTAAGTGCTAAACAAATTGGAGCTGACGGAAGATTTACAGGTTGGAACCATATTGTTTATGATAAATCTATACACCGAGATATAGAAACACCGATGTCGGATAAACCGAGTTCGGTAAATGCCGAGTTCGGTCAAACTGCTCCTATACTAAATACTAATACTATACTAAATACTAAACTAATACAAAAGAAAAAAGAATATATTAAACCCTCCTTAACTGATATTACCACTTACATACAAGAAAAGGGATACGACACGAACATCGCCCAAAAATTCTTTGACTATTACGAAGCGGGGGACTGGCACGATAGTAACGGAAGAAAAGTTAAAAACTGGAAACAAAAACTTAATTCGGT